GTCAGTTATCTTGGTAATCTTTGTTATGACTGGGTCAAGTGGGTGCCCAGGATTGCAAAAGAACTCAAGCCTGTCAATCTCTTCAAGAGATTCATTTAATTTGATTGCACCAAACTCAATAATGCGCGGTTGCATATTTAAATCAGAACCCTCGGCTTTGGGCAAACCTGTGGTCTCTAGGTCAAACACTATCATTTAATCTTCTCCATCCAAAGATTGAAGCATGAATGCGTAAACTCCCATATCGTGAATTGAATCTTCGTGAGATTTTGGCCAACCTTGGCAATAGCGCGTCATCTTGGCAACAAGCATGTTAACAATCCCGAAACGGTTGTGCTCTTTTTCAGTTGAAAGTTCTACACCATTGGGAAACAAAGCCATCATAACTTTACCGTGCTGATGATAGTTATCGCCATACACTTTGTTGCGCTCACGGAAAGTTTCAAGAGCCTCCTCCATACAATCAGTTGGAGTTTTGTTCTTCAGATTCTCTTTGCTCATAGCCCTGTTGCCTCCCTTCTTCGATGCCTTGCTCATTGCCTTGTTCAAAACCTTTCGCAAATGCGTCTTCTGTTTTATCTTCTGAGTCTTCAACCATTCGATCGTAGCGTTCAGCTTTGTTCACAGCTTCCACAAGTTGGTCTCTGAGGGTTGCCCGAACATCAAATATACGAGCAACCTTTTCACGACCAATCTCAATATCATTACCAATGATTCTTATATCCATTTAAAAATCTCCTGGAGCGACTTGAAGACAAGTCAAGCCTTCACCACGCCACATATCGACAACTGACTTCCTGTCCTCAAGAACAAACCAAACATCTGAGTAGTTAATTTCCTCATTGAACAGCTTTCTCTTGCACTCATCATCAGAAGTATTATCATCAAAAGGACGCATGATAAGCCTGTCGCAAGGAACATCATTAAGTTTTATCCACTCTTGAGTATCCATGCGATTGTCATCACTCCGAGCAGTCATGATGATTATCTCAGTCTCTTCCCTATCAAGTGCACGCAATATGTTGCAGATGTTTTCAATAGGCTTATCATTTTTACCAGCTTTGTTGAAGGCATCATAATCACGCTCTTTGTAGAGGTGCTTGCGATGACCATAATCTGAAAGTGTTCCGTCAAGATCAGCAATAACTATGCGCATGCCCATAATGGTGCCTCCGTAAATTTATATGTGCCACCACGAATGACACCTAGTTTTTCACCTATGTAATAGTTCCTGTAAGATTGAACAGGGTCATCACACTTATATTGATCAGGCATCCCTAAATGAGGCTCTGTAAACATGTCATAAGGTATGCTGTCAGGCAACTGGTGTAAAGCAGGCAACAATTCAGAGTGCTTGTGATTAACTGGTTCTTTTTTCTTTGAGCCATATCTTTCATAATACTGCTCTGAAAGATTCTCAACCATAACCAGCAACCAGTTATAATTTGCAGCTGACCTCATCACCCACTTTGAACATGGGTGATTCTGGTAGCCAAGAGGAAACATGCCAACGCTGTCAGCGTATGAATCCCCATCAAGCATCCTATGTGCATTGCAAAGCATCAAGACTGATTCTGAAATCATCTTATAAGAATGAACGTCACAATGCATTTTTGCAGCGACCACTGGGTCGTGATCTAAATAAAATATATTCATAATATTTCCTTTCTCAATAAAGCAAGTATACTTTAATTAGCCACCGAACAAAAGCCTTTTTACACGCTTAAGAACTGAATCAGCCTCTTTAATTGCTTCATCAGCTTGAACATAAAGTTCATCAAGAGACTTTTGCTTTGATGGTATTTTTTTGTGAAGTATGTATGTCACCTGATTGAATGTCAATGATTTAACATCTGAGATCTGATTATAGGACTTGCCCAAAATTTTCATCTGGTGAACATCATCAATCAATTTTTGAGAATATTTAGCCATTCTTTCCTCCTGTTGGATTAAGTGCCTTGCCCATGGATGGTGCCGCCCATTCAGTTGGGGTTAAAAAAGGTTCAGCCCATGGGTGAACTTTAACAACCTCAGAAACCATAAGTTTGAACACATTTTGATATTCACCTTGGGCTCTTGGTGATAGCCGAGACTTAGCCATTTCACTCATTGTGCGCAAGTTAAATTTTGCAACAATGTTGGTGTGAATGTTTGTTGGCAATACTCCACGAGCATCTTCCGCTGGCACACCCAACTCACGCAACTGCTGGTAGCGCAGATTTATAAGTTCCATGGTCTGGTCGTAAATTAACTTAGCATGCTCATTCTCTGGCTCATTAAACCTATCAGGAGTGTAATATGTAAACCCCTCCATATCAACAGTGCGTTGAGACTGTTGGGCATATGAGGCTTGGCGAGTCCGTACAAACTGATGGGTGAATCCCCGACTAACATCACGGATGTTAAATGTGTAGTCTATAAACTCCCAAGATGAGCGGATGGTCTTGAGCATGTAGTCAAGTTCCTCCTGCTTTTTATTTTCAGGCCAATCAGATATCGATGAATATGCATCGTCATCATTCATTAGGCGAGTATTTTTAGTGAACAGCAAAAGGTTTACTGCGTCACTCGTGTGATTTACCAATTCGACTTTCATTGATTTTCTCCTTTCTGAGAATGCATCCATCTGGCATAGTCAGTGCCACCACGGATAAATTGTTCAACAACCTTTAGGTCATCAACAACATCATCAAGCAGGAGTTGACGCCATGTGGCGAATCTCCCGACTGAATATATATTATGTTTGTTTGTCATTTGGAAAATAAATTCTTTGCGAATCTTATCGTCGATAGGCATTATCTTGCCATACTCTTGTTCAGACTCTTCCATGCCGTCTATCTTGTAAGACCTTATGCCAAAGTCTTCATTCAGAACGTCCATTGCATGAACACCAATGTTGGTGTCTGGCTTTTCAGTGAACTCAGATATAAGCGTGTCACCTATGAGAGAGACCCTGTAATGTTTTTTAAGTGGGTCTGGGTAATAAATAGTTTGACAAACTTCACACAGAGGTTCTGAAATTTTAACTTTTTGAGTCCATATTTTTTGCTTGGGGAAATCAGGTATCTCATCCCAACCAACAATCTTCATTAACAAAGGCATCGGGAGAGTTGATATTATCGGTCTGTGTGGTTCCCACTCTTGCAACTCTTCAAGGACTTTGCGGTCTAGTTTTGAATTATACTCTATTGAGCAGTTTGAGGCCATCTCGCTTATAAGATGCCATGGCGCAATATACCTGTCAACTTCGGAAAGATTATTTATTGACCTGTCAAGAATTGAACCAGTAACTTTTTGAGAGTACATGTTGCTAAGCATAAGATTGGGTGTTGTTATAATTTCACCATCATGCTTGATTGCTTTTTTCACACGAACTTTTTTAAATGGAACTGCGGTGGCAGTCTCTACTTTATCAGATCGGAATCGGAGCAGGGCACCATGATTGTTTGGCAAAGAGCTTTGAGCTTCTTTCACAACTGGGTTAAAGCTCCGCATCATATTCCCTGCTAACAAACCTGCTAGCCCTGCTCCGTAAATAATCATCCTTTGTAATTCCCTCTTGGTGCACATGTGACATCAATTACGACTGGCACATTCTTTTCATTTATCCTGCGCTGAGTGTAGAACATAACAGGACGCAGGTCAACCGAATGACATTCTTCAATAGCATTAATGACCTCGGTGCGTGACAGTGCGTGAATGTTTTTGTCAACAATCAGCTCGGTGGTAGGTGTGCCGCTACAAGCTGACACACCCAAACCAATAAACAACATCAAATACTTCATGATAACTCCACATGACCTTTTTCAATATCATAAGCCAAGTCATTAGGACGACCACCTTCAGAGATGTAGTTCTCGTAGCTCACTGGTATTGATGAGTTGATCAGGATGCCCATGGAGTGAAAACCTTTTGTGCCTTCACGACGAGGATTCTTCTCAACAAGACAACGAATGCTCTTACCAGCATACTTTCCACGAGGCTTTTGGACGTCAGTCTTCACGACAGCCATGCCCATGTTCTCTGCACTGAAAGGCTTATTCAGCTTGTATGTCCTGACGACCTTGGGCTGTTCCCCAGCCTCATCAAATGGTGTTGACTCAACATGAATGTCTTTAGCTAATTTTAATAGACGTGCTGCACCTGTGCGGGTGTCAGAAAATCTTTTCACTGCTACATCTGTGTTGTTGTTATAAACAGCAACGATGCCTTGGTTGGTTGTGTTTTTGTTCTCAAGCAACTCATCAACAGAATTGAAAACGACCAAACCATTACCCATTTTAAGAGCAGAACGCTTAGATTTAAAAGCACGAATGGTGTTCTTTTTATAGTCAATAGCAAATGCAGTCATAATTTTATTCCTTTCTAAAAAGTTGGGAGACGCTCTCCTAACTCTTATTACTATACGCCATCTTTATTAAAAAGAAAACATTTTTGTTTTCAACACTTTCAATGACTTAACATATTTTAAGAAATTAAATTGAAAAATATCTTAGTCCCTTGGGCTGAATTAAGTAAAGATTCTCTTTAGCTCTGGTCAATGCAACATACCAAACTCTGTTCTCTTCATCACCACCTAGATTTTCCCAACTTAGCTTTCCCATGTCTGTGAGGAGAACTAGGTTGTCAGCTTCACCACCTTTTGACTGATGTATGGTTGAGATTGTTATCCTTGGTTTGTCTGAGAACTTTTCACCATTGCGCATGCATGACCTGAGATATTCTCTTTCATCAGGTGCTATGCCTTTCAGCATTGTCATCCAGTCATAT